GAGACCTCACTTGGTAAGTTTGCCGAAGTTAAACGACTAGAACGTGGACAGTCACTTGGTCGTATGAGCAATATTGACTTTACACAACAAGAGGCAATCTCGTCACAGTTTGCTGGCAACGCTGCTGCAGATGAAAAAATTCGCAGAATCAAAGAACAAGAAGTTAATCGATTCAGTGGAGCATCTGGAAGACTAGCATCACAAAATAGAAGCCGAGACTTCTAAATAGAATCCTGAACGGACCCATCGGCCCCGTCAGAGTAATAGACCGATAGCAAGAGCCAGCCTAGTTCCCCGACTAGTCACTGAGGCTTGCGACTACAACGAATAGAAGGGTGGTTGCTATGAGCAACAACTACTGGGATGACGAAGACGACGATAACGACACAGATACAGATACACCAATGGACGGAAGCGACCTCTTAAAGAAGTTGCGTAAAGCCAAGCGTGCAGATGAGAAGCGTATCAAAGACCTCACAGAGCAACTCGAGACTTTGTCCAAAGGACAGCGTGAGAGAATCGTCAAAGAAACCCTAGAAAAGAAAGGTGTCAATCCTAAAGCAATTCGCTTAGTCCTCAAGGACTTGGATGACGTTAACGAGGAGTCAGTGAATAACTGGCTCGATGATAACGCAGACTTGTTCGGACTGCAAACGCAACAGGATGCGCCCGAAGTAAACAGCCAAAATCGTGCAGCATTACGCCAGCAAGATTTGGTTACTCAGGGTGCAATAACACCTGACAGAGCCGAAGATATGTCGATGAGACTTGACAACGCAGAATCTGCGGAAGAAATCATCAACATGATTTACGGTTCACAAAACTAATCATAGTTTCTAACTACTAAAAAAGGAAATAACCTAAATGGCTAACGCATACGTATCCAGTGCCTCCGATTCACTCGGCGGTACAATGGGTAGTGCTGGTTTAGTACAGAAGGCTTATGACCGACTTCTTGAATTCGCTCTACGTTCAGAGCCACTAATTCGTTCAGTCGCAGATAAGCGTCCTGCTAAGCAAAGCATTCCAGGTTCAACAGTTGTTCTACAACGCTACGTTGACCTAACAGCAACAACAACTGCACTCACAGAAGCAGTTGACCCAGATGCAGTAGCAATGACTACACCAACATCTGTTACTATCACTCTTAACGAGTACGGTAACTCTGTTCTTGTAACACGCGCTTTGGAACTATTCAGCCTCGCTGACGTAGACCCAGCAATCGCTAACATCATTGCATTCAACCTTGCAGATTCAATTGACGCAGTAGCAATGGCAACATTGCGTGCTGGTACAAACGTAATCTACTCAGGTTCAACAGCAACATCAACAGCAACAGTTACTGCTGCTGCAACACTATCTTCTGCTAACATCCGCAAGGCTGTTGCGAAGTTGCGTGCAGGAAAGTCAGTAGCCCGTAAGGGTTCACTATACTGGGCTGGTCTCCACCCAGAAGTTTCACACGACCTTCGTGCTGAGACAGGTTCTGCTGGATGGCTACTTCCTAACCAGTACGGTTCTTCACAGGACCGCATCTGGGCAGGCGAGATTGGTACATACGAAGGTGCATACTTCGTAGAGTCACCACGTCTATACAACGCAACAGACGGTGCATCATCTGCACGTGTCTACCGTACTATCATCGCTGGACAGCAAGCGCTTGCAGAAGCAGTTGCTGAAGAGCCACATGTAGTTATCGGACCAGTTGTCGACAAGTTGATGCGTCACCGCCCAATGGGTTGGTACGGCGTACTTGGCTTTGCTCGCTACCGCGAAGAAGCACTATACCGAATCGAATCAGGTTCATCAATCGCATAGTTGGTTGACGGTTGAGCAGGGGGAGCAATCTCCCTGCTTAGCAGTAAATCCATTAGAAGGAGAATCATGGCAAACTGGACATTCACGACACCGTACGTATTAGAAGGTCCATCTGGCGGACACAGGTTGTTTTACTTTGCAAAGTTACGCAAAGGCATTACAATTATTAAACTTGATGGAGAATACTTCCAAACTCGTTATCCAGTAGATGAGGACCTAACTGAATACGAAGAAGTATATCGTGGTGGTTATGAACATACCGTAGATGATGCAACAAAGGCAGCACTTATTGTTGCTGACATTGACGTTACAGAAGCAAACTTTACAGCACAGTAGGAGATGAAATGGGACTACATCAAATACAGACACATGCCCAATATGTAGAGGGCTGTTTCGGATGCAAGGCATCCACACTCGAACTTGGTACAGGAGATGCAACTAGAGACATTTCAGACAAGAAATGGAACTCAGAGTTACAAGCATATCGAGATGCCAAGGCTCAAGGAATTCAACCAGGAGGCACATCACGTGCTCATGTTGAAGCAGCCTACGCTGCATCAGTAACATTAGGTACAGCCTACAATTCAGAGACAATGCCTAAAGCACATCAGATTAACAAAAAAACCGCCGAAGTTATGAAAGAGATTGGACAAGTATAATGCCAAAAGTGGGAATGAAAGAATTTGCTTACACAGCAAAAGGTATGGCAATGGCTAAGGCCGAGGCTAAGAAAACTGGTAAGCCAATGAAGAAGGCAGTCAAGCGCGTAGCAAAGAAGTCATCAATGGTCCGTAAGAAGGGCATGTAATCATGGCATCATATCTAGAAAATTTAATCAAAGAAGCCAAGCAGTACGCTAACGCTAGAAATAAAACTGGCGAGAATTCTGCCAAGGGAAGTTCATACCCACCAAACGTTATGGCTGATGGCGGTAAAGGGCGCGAGTATTACAGAGCCCAAGCAAGCGCTGCTCGTAAGCAAGAAGATTCAGCCTTTGGTCAGATGTTTGGAGCATTGCTTCAGGGTCGCCGTTATGATGACAAGACAGGTAAGTTAATAAAGGCAAAAAAGAAGTAATGGCATATACTAAACCAGAGTTACGGGAAAGCATCAAGAACCGCATTATGGCTGGTTCTAAGGGTGGTAATCCTGGTCAATGGTCTGCACGCAAAGCACAGTTACTAGCACAGGCTTATGAAAAGGCTGGTGGTAATTACTCTGGTGCTAAGACAACCAAGCAGAAGTCTTTATCCAAATGGACTAAAGAAAAATGGGGAACCAAATCTGGCAAGCCTAGTACGCAAGGTACTAAGGCTACTGGAGAAAGATACCTCCCCGAAAAGGCACGTAAGTCTTTAAGTGCATCAGAGTATGCAGCAACATCAAAGGCAAAGCGTGAAGGAACAAAGCAAGGCAAGCAGTTCGTAAGGCAACCTAAAAAGATAGCAAAAAAGACAGCAAGGTATCGATAATGAAAGACTCAAGACTAACACGGGCTGGTGTAGCAGGCTTTAACAAGCCTAAGAAAACACCAAGCCACCCTACTAAGTCACACGTTGTTGTGGCTAAGGTAGGTAGCCAGGTAAAGACCATACGTTTTGGACAACAAGGCGTTTCTGGCTCACCTAAAAAAATAGGAGAGTCTGCATCATATGCAGCACGTAGGAAGTCTTTCAAAGCAAGACACGCAGGTAATATATCCAAAGGAAAAATGAGTGCCGCATATTGGGCAGACAAGGTGAAATGGTAATAAAAATGGCAAAAACAGTAGATAAGAGTTTCTACAATAAAAAAATAAAAGTATCGCAGACAACTATTAACCAGATTAAAAAAATGGGAATGAAAGAAGCGATTGCAATGGTAAAAATGTTTGCAGAGCAGGGTACTGGCATGGGCGCAGATGGAAAAGATGTCCGTACAGCGGGCCGTAGCCAACTAAACGGCGAGTACGCAGAAGGAGTTAAGCGTCTATACGGAAACAAGCGTTATACTGCAGCAACTGCTAAGGGTGCCAATGCTATTCAGAATGCAGCAAATGCTAAGAAGAAGGCTGCTGCTGCTAAAGCAAAGGCTTCAGGACGTCCTGCAGGTTACTAAGAAACAACTATCAAAGGTGGGGACAATGGCACAAGAGACAGTATCAATCGCATGGTGTGACAATGGTATGGTTGATGGCAAGTTTATGCAAGGCGTTACAGACGTTATGCTTAAATCTGGCATCAACTTTACCACCACACTAAGAAGTCAAGGCAATCAGATTGCAAGACAGCGTGAGAAGATAATTCGTTACTGGTATGAAAACAACACCTCAGAGTGGCTCCTATGGGTTGACTCAGATGTTGTTATTAGTCCAGAGAAGTTTAGGCTCTTATGGGATAACAAGGATGTCAAAGAACGTCCTATTGTAACTGGAGTTTATTTTACAACAGATACACCAGAAGAACCTTTAATGATTCCAATGCCAACTATCTTTAACTTCGCAGAAGCGCAAGATGGTGTGGTCGGTATCAAGAGAGTTCACCCAATGCCAGAGAACCAACTTATCAAAGTTGAGGCAGCGGGTATGGGATTTGTTCTTATGCACCGAGATGTAATCGACAAGATTATTGAAGCAGTTGGCAATGAGATTGCTATCTTCAATGAGATTGGAACTGGCAAGTCATTCATGGGTGAAGATATCTACTTCTTTGCACTAGTTGGCAAAGCAGATGTCCCAGTCTATTGTCACACAGGTGCCGTAGTTCCTCACATGAAACGATTCTCATTTGATGAGCATTACTACAAAGCATTTTTTGGCGGAGTTAAAGAAGAAAAGAAATCTAATTTAATCTTGCCAAAGCAAGGGTTAATTACACCTAAGAAGGGTTAAACAATGGCACTAGGTAAAGCAGGCAGTAGCCTAACAGCAGAGTTGAACAGACTTGCTGGGACGACTGGTCTTGATGAACAAGGTGCAGCAAATGCTTGGGCTGCTACAAATGGCCTAGCAACTGTTGGCGCACTTAACATCAAGGTATCAGCAGCACGCACACGTGACAAGTTCAAGGACATCGATGGTGTCTGTAATGAACTTGCTGGAACTACTGGACTAGCAGCACCTGCTGCCCTAAGGAGCATCAACGCATGACAACTACTTTAGAGAACATGATTGATGAAGTTCTTATTAACCTTGCAGGTTATACCTTTCAACAGGACCGCGCAACTCACCTTACAAGTGCAGTAACTACAACAACCTCAACAAGTGCTTCCCCACTTATCCTATCTCTTGGCTCTACTGAATCTGTAGGTAAGGGTATCATTGAGATTGAAGAAGAGTTACTATGGGTTGACTCATATGACCGCATTGCTAATACTGCAACTGTCTCTCCTTATGGACGTGGCTACCTAGGTTCTACTGCTGCTACACACGCTGCAGACAAGAAAGTTACCATTAGCCCAACCTTCCCACGCTACTCAGTTAAGCGTGCAATCAATGATACTGTTAGTTCACTTGGTGCTAGCATCTTTGCTGTCAAGTCAACATCGTTTACATTTAATGCAGCAACGTCAACATATGCATTTACTAACTTAAACATTAAGAACATTATTACAATCTCATGGGAATCAATCGGACCATCTAAAGAGTGGGTACCAATTCGTCGCTACGACTTTGATTCAACCGCAGATTCTACAGCCTTTGGTGCTAACGCACAGACTGTTACACTTGGTGAGTATCCTATCCCTGGACGTACTGTACGCGTAGTATACGCAACAGACCCAGTAGCGTTTACGACTAATGCTCAAGACTACTCAACACAAACTGGCTTGCCAGAGTCAACAAAGGATGTAGCAATCCTTGGCGCAGCCTATCGTCTATTAACATTCCTTGACCCAGCACGCTCATCTCAGGTTAGCCCACAGGCAGACGAGACAGACTCTAAGCGTCCGTTTGGTTCATCTCAAAGTGCAACCAAGCAATTGTATGCTCTATACCAGCAACGTCTCCAAGAAGAAACAAAAGCACAACAGCAGAACTACCCACCTCGAGTTCACTTCTCCCGCCGATAGGAACCAGTAATGACAACTAGAAAATATTCATCACGCTCTCAGCAGACAACGCTGACTGGCGCACTTACATCGTCTGGAACCTCAGCAACTGTTGTATCAGGCTCTGGCTTGCTTGGCGGTATCACCGTCTCTGCTGGAGAACTGTTCACAGTTGTTATCGACCCAGATACGGCTCTTGAAGAAATTGTAGATGTCAGTGCCGTCAGCACTAACACACTAACAATAGTTCGTGGAGTTGACGGTTCAACTGGTCAGGCTCACTCTGCTGGTGCAGTAGTTCGCCATATGGCGATTGGTCGCGACTACCGCGAAGCCAATACCCACATTGAGGCAACAACAGGACACGGTGCAACTGGTGCTGTAGTTGGTACAACTAACACACAGACTTTAACTAATAAGACTTTAACTAGCCCAGTACTAACTACTCCAGCCTTAGGTACTCCTGCATCTGGTGTGCTTACCAATGCTACTGGACTGCCATTAACAACAGGTGTAACTGGAACTCTTCCAGTAGCAAACGGTGGAACTGGTGTAACAACATCTACTGGTTCAGGTGCTAACGTACTTGGAACTAGCCCAACAATTGCTAGCCCAACAATTACTGGTACTGGTGCTATTGCAGGAACTTTTACAGGTAACTTAACAGGTAACGTAACTGGTTCATCTGGTTCAACTACTGGTAATGCAGCAACGGCAACAGCCCTTGCTACTGCTCGCACATTCCAACTAACTGGAGATGTAGAAGCAAGTGGAGTTACCTTTGATGGCACTGGAAATGTAAGCCTAACAACAGTTATTGGTACTGGGGCTATTGTAAACGCAGACGTTAACTCATCTGCTCAGGTTGCTTATAGCAAGTTAAACTTAACTAACTCAGTTGTTAATGCTGATATTAATGCTTCTGCTGCAATTGATAAGACAAAGATTTCAGGAACAGCAATTACTGCTGGAGATACTGGAACAGTTACATCAACTATGATTGCTGATGGAACTATTCTTAACGCAGACATTAATGCTTCAGCAGCAATTGACTGGACAAAACTTGGTATCTCATCAACTGTTTCATCAACTGAAATTGGTTATGTAGATGGTGTTACTTCTGCAATTCAAACTCAGTTAGATGCTAAGTTAGCAACTGCTACTGCAGCAAGCACATACGCTCCACTAGCAAGCCCAGCATTGACTGGTGTGCCTACTGCTCCAACAGCAGCGGCAAACACTAATACAACCCAAGTTGCTACTACTGCCTATGTACAGACAGAAATTACAGACCTTATTGCTGCAGCACCTGGTGCTCTAGATACTCTTAACGAGTTAGCATCTGCTCTTGGTAATGATGCAGCGTTCTCAACTACTGTTACTAACAGTCTAGCAACTAAGTTGCCTTTGGCTGGTGGCACTATGTCAGGTGCAATTGCAATGGGAACTAACAAGATTACAGGTCTTGGAACTCCTACAGTATCAACAGATGCAGCAACCAAGGCTTATGCCGATACAATGCTGCCTCTTGCTGGCGGCACACTATCTGGTGCTTTGGCTATGGGTACTAACAAGATTACAGGTCTAGGCGACCCGACTAATTTACAAGATGCTGTAACAATTAATTATCTTAATAGTACAGTTCTTGCACCATCTAACCTTACTGGTCCGATTACATCAGTTGGTGCAGCAACATCAATCGCATCACAGACTGGTACTGGTACTAAGTTTGTAATGGATAACACTCCAACGCTCATTACCCCAGTACTTGGCGTAGCAACTGCTACATCAATCAATGGAACAACTATTCCAGCATCTAAGACTCTTGTTGCTACTGATTCAACTACTTATGTAGTTCCTTCTCAGGCTGGCAACGCAAGTAAGTTTTTAACAACTGATGGAACAACTTCATCTTGGTCAACAGTTCCTGCTGGTGGAGCAGACGAACAACTTATAGTAATGCAAGCACTCTAACAACGAAAGGTAGTAAACAATGGCTACAGTAACAAGTAAGACTCTCTTTAGGGGAGCAGCAACAACATCAGTAGGAACAACTCTTTACACAGTTCCTTCCTCTACAACAGCAGTAGTAACAAATATTATTATTACTAATACCGCAGGTGCTGCTGGCACATTTACTCTTGGGCTTAATGGTACTAACCTTGCAACAACAGTATATGTAGCAGCCAATGATTCTACCGTATTAGATATTAAACAACCATTAACAGCAACTCAAACTATTACAGGTGGAGCAAGCGCAACAACAATTAACTTCCACATCTCTGGAGTGGAGATTGTCTAATGTCACCAGTTTCTAAATTTTCTAGTTATGGAAAATTCAAGACCATGGCTATGGGTAACATTGCACCAGCAAACCCTACAATTGGCACAGCAACAAATGTTGGCACTAGCCGTGCCTATAATGATGGAGCGGCAACAGTAACATTTACTGCCCCTGCTTCTAATGGCAGCAACTTTGCTATTACTTCTTATACGGCTACATCTAGCCCTGGCGGGTTTACCGCTACAGGTGCTTCTTCTCCGTTAACTGTTACTGGTTTACAATCATCTACTCAATATACATTTACTGTAACTGCTAATAATGCTGCTGGTTCAAGCCCTGCTTCTGCTGCATCTAATAGCATTACTGCAACTACGGTTCCTCAAGCACCTACAATTGGAACTGCTACACGCGGCAACGGTCTTGCAACAGTTACTTACACATCAGGTGCAACTGGTGGAGCAGCAATTTCAACATTTACAGCAACATCAACACCAACTTCAATTACAGGAACAGGCGCAAGCCCAATTACAGTTTCAGGTTTAACTAATGGAACTGCTTATACATTCAAAGTTAAAGCAACAAATGCTAATGGAACTTCTGCAGAATCTGCTGCTTCAAACTCAGTAACTCCTGCTAATCAAACAACAACAGTTGAGTATCTTGTTATTGCAGGAGCAGGTGGTGGTGGAGGCGGTAATTCCAACGCAAATGGAAATGGTGGCGGCGGTGGCGCAGGTGGTTATTTAACTGCGTCAGGTTTTGCAGTAACCGCAGGAGTTTCAACAACAGTCACAGTCGGCGGTGGTGGCGGTGGCGGTGGTGCAACAGCACGCGGCGGCAGCGGTGGTAACTCAGTGTTTAGCTCAATTACTTCAACAGGCGGTGGTGGTGGCTCTTCTGCTGCTGGCCCAGGTATCAACGGCGGTTCGGGCGGTGGTGGCACAAGCATTGTTGGTTCAACCACAGCAGGAACAGGTATTTCAGGACAAGGCTTCGCAGGCGGCACTGGCAATTCAATGTTCGGTTCGACTGGTAGCGGCGGCGGTTCAAGCGGTGCAGGAACAGCAAGCACAGGCGGTTCAGGCGCAGGCGGTGCTGGAACAGCATCATCAATTACAGGCTCATCAGTTACAAGAGCAGGCGGTGGTGGCGGTGGTTATAGCGGCGGCGGCGCTGGAACAGGAACAGCAGGCGGCGGCAATGGTGGAAACGCAAGTGCATCACCGCAACGCAATGGTTTTGCAGCAACAGCAAACACAGGTTCAGGTGGCGGTGGTGCTGGTGCCGATAATGGTGGAACTGGCGGTTCAGGTGGAAACGGCGCTTCAGGCTTTGTTTGCATTCGTTACTCTGATGCTTTTGACTTAGCAACATCAACAACAGGTTCGCCAACTATTACAACATCTGGTGGTTACAGAATTTACCAGTGGACAGGAAGCGGGAGCATTACAATCTAATGGCACATTTTGCAGAACTAGATGAAAACAACATTGTAACTAATATAATTGTTGTTCATAACAACGAGTTGCTTGATGAAAATGGTAATGAGTCAGAGCAAAAAGGTATTGACTTTTGCGTTAATCTTTTTGGTGGTACTTGGATTCAAACATCTTATAACGCCACGATGCGAAAGCAGTACGCAGGCATTGGATTTAGTTTTAATCCATTAGCAGATGTCTTTATCCAACCACAGCCATTTCCATCTTGGTCTTTAGACTCTAATCACGATTGGCAAGCGCCAACGCCTTTGCCAGTTCATACTCCAGGAGATTACTCTTGGCGTTGGAATGAAGAAAGTTTAACTTGGGACGCAGAAGAAATTAACGATGACCCTACATCAGTTGTTTAATGGCACATATTTACATTCACTACAGTAGAGTCAAAGAAAGCCCTTGGGTAGTAACAATAACAAGCGCAGACCGCACGGAACTAATTACGCAAGACCAGGCTTCTGAAGTAGAAATTAATATTCCTTGCAAAACTTTTCTTGGTAAACTTCACTACTTTTATTGCCAAGGTATTGTAACTTGGGATGGCTCTAAAGCAATAATTAATGCAGAATAATTAAGGAGTAACGTGGCAGGCAGAGATTTAACAGATGGTAGAAGTACCCGCTCCATTGCCGTAGACGTAGGTGTAGTTTCATCTACTTCATTGTGGCAGAACACTGATGTGGCCTACGATGTAGCAGTTGGTGGACTTCCATTCATCTATGCAATCAATGATGCACGCCCTTATATCCGTCAGACAGCACCTTTCCGCAAGGACCAGTTTGATAATGGCAATGAACCAGGAGAGCAATCTCTAACTGGTTGGTGGATTCGTTCACAGATGTCGTTCCACTCTGGAGAAGGTATCAACTTCTATGACCCAGCAACTACTGATGAGAATGGTCATTACCGCTTCCACGAAAGTAGAGGCTTAGATGTCTGGACAAAGGGTCAAGTTACTCTACTTAAGCAAACATCAAATATGACTGGTGTAACTAGCGGTACTTACAAACTGTTATCTATAGTAGATGGCTCAACAAATAAAATACTTGGTTGGACTCCAGCAGGCACAACCATTAACAACTACACTGCTAGTGGAACCGCTGTTACTTACACAGATGTAACTGGTATAGCACAACCATTAGATACTGCTATCCTTGCTGTTGCAACAGATGGCACTAATTTATTTATTGCTGACAATGACCACATTTACACAGGTCCTATCTCTACACCTACTGCTGGTTACTCTCGTTACTATAATACTGGTAGCGAAAAAGTAGTATTAGGTTGGGTAAAGCAACGTCTTGTTGCCTGTATTGGTGCATCAGTATATGAATTAACTAATGCTAAGGGTTCGACTCACTCCCTTCCCGCTACGCCTGTATACACACACCCTAATGCTGACTGGACTTGGACTTCCATCTCAGAAGGTGGCTCTGCCATCTACGCTGCTGGATATGCTGGAACAACATCGGCAATCTATAAGTTTACCCTAGCATCTAACGGCGCTATGCCAGTACTTGCATCAGGAGTAATTGCAGCGCAACTACCTATTGGTGAGTATGTTACTAAGATTGAATCATACCTTGGGAAATTAATGATTGGAACAAACAAGGGTGTACGAGTAGCAGCAATATCAGATACTACTGGAGACCTAATCTATGGTCCTCTTACTATTGAAGCAGAAAATACAGGCCTTGACTTTGCCTTTAGAGATACATATGTATGGGTGACAGGAAGTATTGATGGGCCC